GCTGCCTGCCCCCGGCTACGGGTCCCCCATTTTTATTGATCTTGCTCAACCCATAAGCGCCTGCGGCTGATCCCCGCAGGAAGGAAGCCCCGGCAACCAGAGATGCCGGGGCTTCCGCCATCTCTGGGAGTCGAAGTGGAAGAACGACTGTGCCTTGGTTGCGGCGTGCCCTTGGAGATTGGTCCGCGAGACCGGAATCCGAAGCGCTGGTGCAGCCAGAAGTGCCGAGTCTGGAAGACTCGCCACCCCGACGAGGTTCGTCCGATATCCCGGGCGTGCGGAACCTGCGGGGTCGACATCTCCCACATGCAGCTTTCGGCACAGTTTTGTTCCAAGCGCTGCATTGAGGTAGTCCGAGGCCGGTGTCTAGCCGAGCCGCTGCCGGAGCGCACCTGCGAACTGCCCGAGTGCGGCGAGCGCTACCAGCCGCAACAGACCAACCAGCGAGCATGCTGCGAACGGCACGGCAAGGTGCTGTGGAATCGCGAGTCCCGGGCTGACGGCCGACAGAAGCCGGAGCCGTGGACCGAGGCGCGCAAGGAGCGGTGGAAGAAGCGCCAGCAGGCCAAGAAGGCCGCCTCGACCGGCCGCCCCGTGGTTCGCGAGGCCATCGGCGACCGCGATGGCTGGATCTGCTACCTGTGCGAGCAGCCGATAGACCGCTCGCTGGTCTGGCCGGATCCAGAGAGTGCAACGACCGATCACGTCGTGCCCTTGAGTAAGGGCGGCGAGCACGACCCCGACAACGTCCGGATCACCCATGCGCGATGCAACTCCGCAAAGGGCGACCGGCTGCCCGACCAACTCCTGACTCGCTGAGCGCAACGCCCGGCAACTGCCGCAACGGCATAGGAGAAGATGATGAGTGGAATGGGGCCGCCGCCGAAGCCGGCGTCTCAGCGTCGTCGCACCAACCCGACCATCGCCATGACCCGGCTGCCCGCCGAGGGTCGCCAGGGGGATCCGCCGCGCTGGCCGCTGACCGACGCCGGCTACGACTCCGAGGTCTGGGCCGAGCTGTGGTCAACGCCGCAGGCGGCAGCCTGGGAGCGTCTCGGCGTGGGTTGCGTGCGCATTGTCGCCCGCTACGTTGTTCTGCTCGCTGAGGCCGACGTCGGCGAGCCGAAGGCCGCGGCCGAGGTACGCCAGATCGAGGACCGCCTCGGCCTGTCGCCGCAGGCCATGCTCCGCCTCCGCTGGGAGATCGCTCCCGATGAGCTTGCCGAGGCCCGCGAACAGCGCTCGGCGCCGAAGCCCAAGACCAGCGTCCAGCGCCGCATGCACCTGGTGGATCCGGCCGCCGCGGGGCAGTAGGTGCCCTGGCGTGGCCCGGACTACGCCGGTGAGTTCCCGAGTTTGGGCTGGGAGGTCGGGGCGTGGATCCAAGATCACTGTGTTATCCCCGACGGCGACCGCCTTGGCGAGCCGTACACGCTCACCGACGAGATGTGGGCCTTCCTCGCCTGGCACTACCGCCTGAAGCCAGCCGCGACCGCCGAGGATTGGGCCGCGGCGTGGGCCTACCGCCGGTCGCAGCTCGTCCGGCCTCAGAAGTGGGGCAAGGGCCCGCTCTCGGCGGCGATGATCTGCGCTGAGGCGGTCGGCCCGGTCAGATTCGCAGGCTGGGACGCGGCCGGAGAGCCGGTGGGCCAGCCCTGGGCGACGCCGTGGATCCAGGTCACCGCGACCAGCGAGGACCAGACCGACAACGTCTACCGCGCCTTGCAGCCGATGATTGAAGAGGGCCCGCTCGCCGAGCTGATCCCCGACACCGGCGTGACCCGCATCAACGTTCCCGGTGGCGGCATCATCGAGCCTGTCACCAGCAGCAAGAACGCCCGCCTCGGCCAGCGGCTCACCTTCGCAGTGCAGGACGAGACGCACTGCTGGACCCAGACCAATGGCGGATGGGCGATCTCCGAAACGCAGCGCCGGAACCTCTCCGGCGTCGGCGGCCGGTCGGTCGAGACCACGAACGCCTGGGACCCGAGCGAGAACTCAGTCGCTCAGCGCACCTCTGAGTCCGCGGCGAAGGACATCTACCGCGACCACCGTGCAGCCCCGCCGGTGCCGCTGACGAACCGGGCCGAGCGTCGCCGGGCCCTGCGCATCGCCTACGGCGACTCGGCGAAGCGCCCCGGCGGCTGGGTCAGTATCGACCGTATCGACGGCGAGCTACTGGAGATCGCCGAGAAGGACCCGGCCCAGGCCGAACGCTTCTACCTGAACCGCATCGTGGCCGGCACCGGTTCGTGGCTGGCCCGCGACGAGTGGGACCTCCTGGCCGTCGACGACATGCAGCTGCCGCCCCGGCCGCGCATCGTGCTCGGCTTCGACGGCTCCGAGGTCGACGACTGGACCGGCATCCGTGCGGAGACGCTCGGCGGCTACCAGTTCACGCCGACCTACGGCCCGGACAACCGCCCGTGCTACTGGAACGCCGCGGAGTGGGACGGCCGCATGCCGCGGTTGGAGATCTCCACCGCGATGGACGACCTGATGCGCCGCTATGACGTGGTGCGTGCCTACTGCGACGTCCGGTACTGGGAGACCGAGATCGACACCTGGGCCGCGAAGTACGGCGACCGCAAGGTAGTTCGCTGGTACACGCACCGCGAGGTCCCGATGCACGCGGCGGCCGAGCGCATGGTGACCGACGTCCGCAAGGACGGCACGACCTTCCGCCATGACGGCTGCCCGGTCACCGGGGCGCACGTGGCCAACGCCCGCAAGTCGGCCCGGCCCTCGGATCGCTACGTGCTCCGCAAGGCCTCCGTGGAGCAGAAGATCGACCTCGCCATCTGTTCGATCCTCGCCCACGAGGCCGCGGGCGATGCGATCGCGGCCGGCCTGGCCACCGTCAAGCAGCACTACGTCTACACGGGATGAGGTGAGCCGGTGGCCACACTGGAGCAGGCCCGCCAGCTCGTCGATACCCTGTCGGCCGAGCTGGCGCGGCGTACCGGCGATATCCGGCGCCACCACGACTACTACACCGGCCAGCACAATCTGCGCTTCGCCTCGGACGAGTTCGCCGACTACTTCTCCAAGCGCTACCGCGGCTTCGCGGACAACTGGGTCCAGGTCGTCGCCGATGCCCCGGTGGAGCGGCTCACCGTGACCGGCATCCAGGCTGCGGGCGCTGAGATCGCCGACACCGACACCTGGGAAGTCTGGCAGCGCAACGACCTGGACTCGGAATCACAGCTCGGCTTCCTATCCTCGGTGCTCGGCGCCCGCACCTTCATGCTGGTCTGGGGCGATCCGAAGAACCCCGACACGCCGATCGTCACCTTCGAGGACGCCTCCTCGGCGATCATCCTGTACGAGCCCGGGTCCCGAACTCGGCGCCGTGCGGCGATGAAGCGCTGGCAGGACGGCTTTGGCGAGCACGCAACGCTCTACCTGCCCGACGAGGTGTGGAAGTTCACCCGGGCCCCGCAGAACCTCATCATCAAGCCTCCGCTGCTGGCGGCGGCTGACGAGGAGGTGCGGCCATGGATGCCGCGCGACGTCGGCGACGAGCCGAACCCGCAGCGCAACCCGATGGGCGTCGTGCCGATGCGCGAGCTGCCCAACCGCCCGATGCTCGTCGATCAGCCGATCTCGGACGTGGCAGGCACGATTGCCATGCAGGACGTCATCAACCTGCTGTGGGCCCAGTTGCTCACCGCCTCGGACTACGCCTCGCTTCAGCAGCGCATCGTCTTGGGCGCGGACCTGCCGAAGATGCCGATCCTGGACGACAACGGCCAGCAGGTCGGCGTGAAGCCGGTCGCGCTGTCCAAGTTCATCAAGGAGCGCGTCCTGTGGCTGGAAGACCCCGATGCGAAGGTGGCCAGCTGGCAGGCCGCTGACCTGAAGGCGTTCACCGACGTCATAGAGGTCGCAGTCGGGCACCTGGCTGCGCAGACGCGTACCCCGCAGCACTATCTCATCGGCAAGATGGCCAACCTGTCCGGCGATGCTATGGCCGCGGCCGAGACCGGTGTGGTGAAGAAGGCTCAGGAGAAGCAGCTTTGGTACGGCGCCGGAATCCGCGGCGCTGCCGAGCTGATCGCTCTGGCCCGCGGCGAGACAGCCAAGGCTCGCGCGATGGCTGCCGGCCGGGTGCTGTGGGCCGATGCCGAGTCGCGGAACATCGGCCAGCTCACCGATTCGCTGCTGAAGCTGCGTCAGATCGGCTTCCCGTTCCAGTTCCTGGCGCTGCGGTTCGGCTTGACGCCGACCGAGGTCGCGCAGCTGGTCGAGATGCGCGAGTCCGAAGCCGCGATGGACCCGGTCAACGCGCTGATGAACCAGGCGAACCCGGCCGCCGGAGTGGACTCCGAGACCGGCGCTGACGCCGAGCAGGACAGCGAAGCCGCCTGAGCGCCGCCGTGGACGCCTGGACGATTGCCCGGCGCCATGCCGCATACCGGCGCCGTACCGCCGCAGCTGCGACCACAGCGGCCGAACGCGCCTGGCGCGCCATGGACCCCGCCTCTCTGGCCGGGTCCTGGTCCCTGGCCAAGCCGCGGATCCTTGCCGCAGTCGCCGCCGGCCAGCGTGTGGCGGCGGACACCGCCAGCGCCTACGTCGCCGACATGGTCAGCGCGCAGGGCGGTACCTCGACGGCGACGCAGCAAGTCGACGCCTCCGCGTTCGCCGGAACCGCCGCTGACGGCCGACCGCTTGCCGACCTGCTTCAGCTCCCGATTGCCACGGTCTACAGCCGGCTTTCGCAGGGCATGGGCGTCCGGCAGGCGCTGAACCTCGGCGGGGGCCTGCTGTCGCTGCTTGCCGATACCGAGGTGGCCGACGCTGGCCGCGGTGCCGATTCGGTGGCGATGGCTGCCGAGACGAGTGTCGAGGGCTTCATCCGGGTGGTCTCCGGGTCCGCGTGTGGTCGCTGCGCCATCCTGGCCGGCCGTTGGTACCGCTGGAACGCCGCTTTCGATCGGCATCCTCACTGCCACTGCCAGCAGGTTCCGGCCACGGACCGCGAGCGCATGGCGCCGCACCTGACTGATCCGCACAGCTACTTTGACTCGCTCAGCCGTGCCGAGCAGGACCGCGCGTTCACCGTGGCCGGCGCTCAGGCGATCAGGGACGGTGCGGACATTTTCCAGGTGGTCAATGCCCGCCGCGGCATGTCCACCGTGACGACGTTCGGCAGGCAGCTGTCGACGACCACCGAGGGCGTCACTCGCCGCGGATTCGCCGGCCAGCGCATGCGTGCGGCCGGTGTGTCATCTCCGGTCCGGCTGACGCCGCAGGCCATCTATGAGCTGGCCTCCGACCGCGCCGAGGCGATCCGGCTTCTGTACCGGTTCGGCTACCTCCTTTAGACCCGGCCCCGCGCAAGGCGGTGCCCCGACTCCTGCAACGGGAGCCACCATGACCGACGCCAACGACGATCTCGACGCCACGCAGGATGAAGCCGCTGACGAGGCGGCCGAGTCCGAGGAGGAGTCGGGCCAGGTCGAGGGTGAGGACGCGCTCGGCGACGCCGGGAAGCGCGCCCTGGACAAGATGAAGGCCGATCTACGGGCCGAGAAGGCGCGGCGCAAGGCCGCGGAGAACGAGGCTGCGGCACTGAAGGCCTCGAAGAGTGACGCCTCCGATGACGGCAAGTCCGACCTGGATGCCGTCCGCACCGAGGCCTTGAAGCAGGCCCGCGCCGAGACGCTGCGCGAGCGCGCCCTGGACCGGCTCGAAGCCCGCGCCGGCCGGAAGTTCAACGACTCCGCCGATGCCCGCGCGCACCTGGCCTCCCGTGTCGAGGACTTCATCGACGGCGAGCAGATCGATGCCGCGGCCATTGACGAGGCCCTGACCGAACTCCTGGAGGCCAAGCCATATCTGGCCGCCGAGGGCGCAAAGCCCCGGTTCGAAGGGACTGCCGACAACGGGGCCCGCAAGGGTGCCTCGGGCCCGAAGCAGCTCGGCAAGGCCGACCTGGCGCGCATGAGCGCCGATCAGATCGTCGCAGCCCAGAAGGCCGGCCAGTTCGACGAATACCTGGCCACTGAAACCTAGGAGCACCCGTGTCCATCAAGCTGTTCAAGCCCGAGATCTGGTCGGCGAACCTGTTGGTCGCCGCCCGGAACGCCCTCGTGTATGGCGGCCCCGAGGTCGTGAACCACGACTACGAGGGCGACATTTCCGAGTACGGCGACACGGTCCGGATCACCTCGATCTCGCGGCCGTCCATCGGCACCTACGTGCCGAACAGCACCGTCATCACGCCCGAGCAGATCACCGATGCGCAGCGTACGCTGACGATCGACCAGGCGAAGTACTTCGCCTTCTCGGTCGATGACGTGGACGCCCGCCAGGCCCGCGCGAACGTGATCCCGCAGGCCATGTCCGAGGCCGCCTACGCGATGGCCAACACGGTCGACCAGTACATCGCGTCGTTCTACACCCAGATCCAGTCCGCGAACGCGCTGGGCTCGATCACGGTCAACTCCTCGACCACGCCGACCGACGCCTACGACAAGGTGCTGGTCCCGCTGAAGATCAAGCTGGACCGCGCGAACGTCCCGACCAACGGCCGGTACACGATCATCACCCCCGAGATGCACGGCTGCCTGCTGCGCGACGGCCGCTTCATCAAGGTCTCCGAGTCCGGCACCGACGAGGCGCTGCGCAACGGCATGGTCGGCCGCGCGGCCGGCTTCAACATCATGCTGTCGAACAACGCGCCGAACACCACCGGCTCGGAGTACGCCATCACGGCGGGCGTGCAGTCGGCGATCTCGCTGGCGATGCAGATCGCCAAGACCGAGGCCTACCGCCCGCAGTCGTCCTTCTCCGACGCCGTCAAGGGTCTGAACCTGTACGGCGCGAAGGTGCTGCGTCCCGACTTCCTGGCCTCGGCCCTCGTCACGGTCTCCTGACCGTCGACCGATCGAAACGGAGACCTGAACCATGGCTCGTACGGCAGTGGCCTACTCGGCCTTCACCTACAACGCTTCCACGGCCGACCCGGCCGGTACCGCACTGAACGCCGGCACCGGCAACGGCCACGTCATCCCCGCGGCCGGCCCCGGCGCGCAGGCCGAGCCGGAGAAGACGCTCCTGCGCGTCGTCGTCGGCACGACCGGCGGCAACATCACCGTCAAGGCGGGCACGCAGCCGCTGGCGATCGCCTCCGGTCAGGGCGACCTCGTCGTCGCCGTCGCCAACTCGGCGACCGCGTGGATCGGCCCGTTCGACTCCGGCCGCTTCCTCCAGGCGGACGGCTCGATGCTGGTCGACGTCGCTACCGGCGTCGTTCCCGGCACCATCACCGCCTTCAAGGTGCCGCGCCATGCCTGAGAACGGCGCCGACGAGCGCGACTACGGCTACTTCCGCGGCGAGGGCGGCACGGTGTTCAAGCTGGACCTGCCGGTCCACGAGACCATCGCCGAGCGGATCGCCAAGAGGGAGATCCACCGCGTCAACGAGGACGGCTCGCCGTTCGTCGAGGCGGAGACCGAGGCCGAGACCGCGTCGGCCAGCGCGCCGCCGGCCAGCGCGCCCAAGGCGGCATGGGTGGCCTGGGCTGTCTCCCAGGGAGCCGACCAGGCTACGGCCGAGGGAATGACCAAGCTGAACCTCATCGGCGAGTACGGCGGCGGCGAGTAGCCCGTGAGCCTGGCGCCGCTGGCTACTCAGACCGACGTCGCCACATGGGGCTACACGCTGCCCGCGGGGCAGGCCGATGCGCTGCTGGCGCGTGCGTCGGTGCGGCTTCGGCGGGCTGCCAGGGAGTCGATTTCGGTCTCGACGGTCACCGTTCAGGTGGATGTGGACCGCGGGTTCGTGGAGCTTCCGGCGCCACCGGTGGTCTCCGTGTCGGACGTTCAGGCCGTCGGCGATCTCGGCGTGCTGACGCCACTGATCCAGGGAACCGACTGGTGGTGGGACGGCGAGCGTGTTGTTCTGACCTGCCAGCAGCCCCGCGTCTTCCGCGTCCAGGCGACCTACTCGCGCGGCCGGACGATCATCCCCGAGGGAGTCGTCGAGCTCTGCTGCCAGGTCGCGGTCCGGATGTCTCTGACGCCGGCCGGGATGGATATCGGCATCCGTGAGCGCAAGGTAGACGACTACTCGGAGACCTACGCCGTGGAGATGATCGACGCAGCAGGCAACCTGCTGCCTGGCGAGCTCTCGGCGCTGCATGACGCGCTCGGCACCCGGAACGTCTGGCTCACCTGATGTCCGAGCTCGCCGACTTCATCACCCGCGGTCGCGACTGGCATCCACAGGTGATGCTCGACGCCTGCACGGTCACGCGCTCCGGGACGCGCACCTACAACCCGGTGACGCAGCAGTACTCCGAGACCGACACGACCGTCTATTCCGGCCCGTGCCGTATCAAGATCTGGCGCGGCCAGGACGAGCAGGCGGCCGATACGGAGGTCAACGTCCAGAGGTACTACCTCGACCTCCCGCTGTCCGACACGGCCCCGGACGTTCGCCGCCGCGACACGGTCACCATCACGGCTTCGCTCAACGCCGCGCTGGTGGGCCGCGTCCTGATCCTTACCAACGCCGAGGCGGAGACGACGGACACCGCGTTTCGCATCACGTGTGAGTTCGCGCAGTGAGCGAGATGTACGCCGAGTTCGAGGCCCTCGCCGCCGAGCTGGCCGGCGCCCCGGAGCGTCTGGCCGCGCTGGTCCCGCCTGTGGTGTCCAAGGGCGCGCTGAACATCAAGAACGACTGGCGCGCCAACGCCTCGGGCAACGCGCACGCCCCGCACTACCCCGCGTCGATCACATACGACATGGACGTGCGGGCGGACGCTGTCGAGGCCGAGATCGGCCCGGACAAGGACAAGAAGCAGGGCGCGCTGGGCAACATCTTGGAGTTCGGCACCTCGAAGAATCCGCCGCACAACGACGGCGGCCGAGCACTGGCTGTCGAGGAGCCCAAGTTCATCGCCGCCTGCGAAGCCGTTGCGGAACAGGCGCTCCTCGGATGACCTCCATTCCCCAGGCCGAGCCGCACATCCGCGCGGTGCAGGCCGTGCTGGAGGCTGCCCTCCAGGGCCTGCCGACGCCGATTCACGCCTACATCGGCTCGCGACCGGACGTCGACACGACCTGTGTGGTCGTTCACGGTAGCCCCGGTGACCTGTCCGGCTCGCTCGGCGACCGTTTCGCCGACATCAGCATCCCGATTCAGCTGACCGCGGTCGGCGAGGGCCCTGAGCAGGCGAGTGCCTACGCCGACGCTGCCCGGGCCGCCCTGCTGTCGTCCGCGCTCGTTGTCGTCGGCCGCTCGGTTTGGCCGCCCTGGCAGACCGCCAGCCAGCCGACGCTGCGCGACGACACCGTTCAGCCGCCGCTGTGGATCTCCACCGCGCAATACGAGATCAAGTCCAACCCCGCATAGGAGAGGCCCGATGGCCCTGCTCACTCTTCAGTCCATGACGTCGGCCGGGCTCGCACCGACCATGGTGGCCGCGACAGGCGGCGGCGACACCGTGGCCTTGGCCTCGGCCACCGACGACCGATCGTTCCTCCAGGTCACGAATGGGGGCGGCTCGCCCATCACCGTCACGCTGGCCGACCCGGGCGTGACCCCTGCGGGAAACGCCGGTACCGCAACCGCGCAGAGCGTCGCGGCGGGCGCGACCAAGCTTTTTCCGCTCAACCCGAACCTGGTGAACACCAGCACCGGCTTCCTCAGCATCAGCTACTCGGGTGTCACCACGGTGACGGTCGCGGCGATCCGGCGGTAACGCCGATGTCCGTCTACTGGACCCGCGCGCATCACCCCGAACTCGGGGACGTCGTGCTGCCGCTCGCCGCCATGGAGTCCTTCCCGGACTGGGAGGCGGTCGGCGAGCCGTCGACCGATGACGGCGCACTGCGCGCCGAACTCGAACGCGAGCAGGCCGCCGCCGCGATCGCCGCTCTCATCGCCGAGTCCGCCTCGGCCAATGCCGCACCGTCCCCGGCGCCGGAGGCCTCCGCGCCCGCCGCCAAGCCCGAATCTCCGACGCCGACCGGCGCCGACCCGAAGGAGCAGTAGGTCATGTCCGACCTTTTCGACGATGGCAACACACGGGTGTCCTTCGTGCCGTCGATCGCGACCATCTCCGCGCCGACGACCACCGAGCTGAACGCCGGAACCGCCCTGGAGTCCTACATCACGCCGGCCGGCCTCCAGATCAAGGCGTCCACGGCCACCGTGGACACCTCGAACCTGGCCTCCACCTTCACCACGCAGGGCGTGGGCCGCCGGTCCTTCACCATCACGGTGGAGATGAAGCGGCAGACGCCGACCGACACCGCGTACAACCTGCTGCCGTACCGCACCTCCGGCTACCTGGTCGTGCGCCGCACGAAGACCTCGACGACGGCATGGACGTCCGGCGACGTCATCGAGGTGTACCCGGTCACGACCGGCGAGCCGGAGCTGGCCCCGCCCGCGGCGAACGAGGTCGCGAAGTTCACCAGCTCGATGATGGTCACCTCCGACCCGAGCACCCGCGCGGTGATCGCGTGACGGAGGGCCCGCTGCGCAGCTTCGAGGAGATCAGGAAGCAGGCGACCGCTCGCGAGGCCGAGGTGTCGATCTGTGTCGCCGGGGACCTGGCGGCCGACGCCGACCGGCTCACCGCGGCCCTGGACGCCATTGATCGGCGCCGCGCCGGCCCCGGTGCGTCGCTGGCCGACGGTGCCGAGCGTGCGCAGCTCGCTGCGGAGCTGGAGGAGGTCCGCGAGCTGATGCGCTCGGCGGAGGTGCCTTTCCGCTTCCGGGCGCTGCCGCGCACCGAGTTCTCGGCTCTGATCGCCGCCCATCCCGGCGGCCCGGATCAGAACTGGAACCCGGACACGCTGCCGCCCGCGCTGATCGCCGCCTCCTCGCTCAACCCGAAGCTGACGCTGGAGCAGGTCGAGGAACTCTTCGAGGTCTTCAACGACGATCAGCGCGGCGACCTGTATGCAGCGGCCTGGCGGGCGAACACCTCGGCCGTCTCGGTCCCTTTCTCGCGCGTCGCCTCCGCGAGTCCCTCGCTCTCCGACGCGAGGTAGAGGCGGCGCGAGCCTGGGCGGTCCCATGGTCGGTGTTCCTGGGCCGCGTGCCGGTCCCGGGCGAGCCGCTGTGGACCGATGAGGACCGGGGATGGGCCATCGCCCTACTGGAGTACGAGGCCGACCTCTGCTCGGGCTGCGGGCAGTCGCGCAGCGAGTCGATGGATCCCGAGAACGAGTTCCGCTACCGCCCGACTGTGCTGCGCTGCCACGCCTGCAAGACGGTGGCGGATGCGGCGGACAACTTGTCCGAGCAGAAGACCAAGACCGGGGGCCTGATGATCGGCGTCAAGCTGGAGGGAGGTGGGCATGGCTGACCGCACAGTTACCGCGAAGCTGCGGGCCGACACCTCTGGGTACATCCCCGGCGTCGAGGCCGCTTCGAAGGCGACCACGGGCCTGGCATCGGCACAAAAGGACGCCGCCGCGGCGAACAAGGCTGAGGCGGACTCGCAGGCTTCCTCGACCGCGGCGAAGATCGAGGCCTCCCGCCAGACCCGTCTCCTGACCAACGCGCAGCGCGACGCCACCGCCGCGGCCCGCGAGGCTGCGACGGCGGATTCCGAGGCCGCGAAGGCGCTGTCCGCCGCTCAGAGGGAAGTCGTGGCGGCTTCCAAGGACACTTCCGAGCTCGGCGCGGCCCGGCAGGCTGCCGCGCAGGAAGCGCTGGATGCTGCCGAGAAGGAAGCCGCTGCTGCTGCCGCGACGAAGGCTGCGGCCGACGCGCAGGCGAAGTCTGCGAGCGCAGCGCTGCGTTCGTTCAAGGACGAGAGCGCGGCGTCCCGTGAGAACGCCGCCGAGCAGGTCGCCAACGCCAAGGCCACCGAGGATGCGGCAGCCAAGCGCACGGCCGCGTACCAGGGAACCAGCAAGATAGCGCTGGCCTCTGGTGCCGTCCTGGCCGGCGCGTTCGTCATCGCCGAGAAGGCCACCACGGACTTCAACAAGTCGCTCTCCGGCGTTCAGGCCGTCTCGAACGCGTCGGCCGCCGACATGGACAAGCTGCGGACCGCGGCGCTTCAGGCCGGCAAGGACACCGCGTTTACCGCGACCGAGGCCGCCGACGCCGAGGGTGAACTGGTCAAGGCCGGCGTGTCCGTCAAGGACGTGCTGTCCGGCGGCCTTCAGGGTGCGCTGAGTCTGGCGGCGGCGGGTCAGTTGAGCCTGGCCGACGCCGCGACGATTTCGGCGAACGCCATGAACACCTTCGCGTTGAAGGGTTCCGACGTCCCACACATCGCCGACGTCTTGGCCGCCGCGGCAAACAAGAGCGCGGCCGACGTTCAGCAGCTTGCCTATGCCCTTCAGCAGGGCGGATTGGTGGCCGCACAGACTGGGCTGTCGTTCGAGGACACCTCGGCGGTCCTGGCTGCTTTCGCCGACCGTGGCCTTGAGGGCGCTGACGCCGGTACGTCGATGAAGACAATGCTGGAGAAGCTGAACGCGCCGACGACGCAGGCCGCCGACCTGATGAAGAATCTGGGTCTGGTCACCTACGACGCGCAGGGCAAGTTCGTCGGCATTACCCAGTTCGCCGGCGAGCTGCACGACAGGCTCGGCAGCCTCACCGATGCACAGCGGAACCAGGCGTTGGCCACGATCTTCGGCTCGGACGCCATCCGCGCAGCCTCGGTGCTGTACAACCTCGGTGCCGACGGCGTGAAGGGCTACACCCAGGCCGTCAACGACCAGGGCGCCGCAGGGCGCATGGCCGCCGAGCAGATGAACAACCTGAGCGGTGACCTGAAGCAGCTGAAGGGCAGTATCGACACCGCCCTGATCAAGGGTGGCTCTGGCGCAAACGATGCTCTGCGTGGCTTGACGCAGAGTGCGACCGGGGCGGTGAACGTGTTCGCCTCCATGCCGAAGTGGCTTCAGTCGACCAGCGTTGAGCTTGCTGGGGGTGCCGGATCATCCCTCCTGCTTGTCGGCGCCCTCACGTCGCTCGGAGGCAAGCTCGGCTCGACCAAGCAAAGGCTCGCCGAGGTGTCGGAGGCCGGCACCGGGCTGAAGAGCTCCCTCGCTTCTGTCGGCACATTCATGACCGGTCCGTGGGGACTGGCAATCGCTGGCGCCACGGCGGTGATCGGCACCTTCATCTCGAAGCACAAGGAAGCCAAGGTCGTCGTCACCGACTTCACCGACGCGATCAAGCAGGACGGAAACGCACTCGGGCAGACCACGACGGAAGCCGTCTCGTCTGACCTTGCCCACAAGGGCCTGTTCGACACCTTTGCAAAGCTCGGTGTCTCCTCGAAGACCGTCACCGATGCAGCGCTCGGGCAGAAGGACGCCATGGCGCAGGTGGCCGCATCAATCGATGCGATCGGCAAGGCGACCGGCAACGACCCCATGAAGATGGCGAAGTACGTACAGGCCATCGGGGTTGTGAACGCTTACAGCGGTGCCATTACCGGCCAGCTGAAGGCTCAGCAGCAGGCAACCGCGGCTGCGGAGGACTCCACTGCCGCCACCGGTACCTCGGCGGCCGAGCAGGCGAAGGCCGCGCAGGAGGCGAAGAACGCTGCCGCCGCGCTCTTTGCCCAGAGTGGCGCTCAGCGCGCGCTCGCTGATGCCCAGATGACTGGCGCCGACACCTCGAAGATCTCCACGGCCGCCACCAAGGACCACACCGCAGCGAAGGCCAACGACACCGCGGCCACGAACGCCGCCGCTGCTGCCGCGAAGGCGCACGATGCGGCCACGAAGGCCGACACGACCTCGCAGAAGGACGCGGCCACCGCGGCAAAGGACAAGGCGAAGGCCGACGCCGACTCGAAGGCGGCCTCCGATGCCGCCGCCAAGGCCGAGGGTCTGAACGGAGCGGTCAACGCGACGGCGGCCGAGCGTAAGAAGGCCAACGCAGACGCCGCATCGGCGGCCGCCAAGGCAGCGCGCGATCAGAGCACTGCGGACAACGCCGCCTCGCGCGCGTCCGATGCCGCGTCAAGGGCCGCCGACAAGCATGCCGCAGCAAACGACAAGTCAGCGAAGGCCAGCTCAGCCGCCGCCGATGCCGCCTCGAAGCAGGCCGCAGCTACCTCGAACTCCGCCGATCAGGCGGCTGCCGAGGCGGAGGCTCAGCGCGAGGCCACCGAGGTTCACAAGCTGGGGACGACGTGGCTCCTCGCGGTTGCCGACGCCGAGGCTCAGGCGTCCGGCTCGGCCGACGACCTGGACCAGTCGGTCAAGGACGAGGTGGGCGCCATGAAGGACGCCCAGACTGCGGCGAGCTCGCTGAAGGACGGCTTGGATGCGCTGAACGGCGTGCATATCAGCGCGGGCAAGGCGGCGCTGACCGAACAGCAGCGGGTCGCCGACCTGACCAAGGCGCTGTACGACAACGGCAAGACGCTGGACATCACGACCGACGCCGGCCGTAAGAACATGACCGCAATCTACGACCTCGCGGACGCCGCGAACGCACACGCGCAGGCTGTTACGCAGGAAACCGGTTCGATCGCCGCCGGGGACAAGGCGCTGGACGCCTCGCGCATCGAGTTCGACGCGGTACTGAAGCAGGCTGGGTTGACCACGGCCCAGATAGATCAGTTCAACCGGACGCTGTTGAACACTCCGAAGTTGGCGCCGGTCACTTTGAAAGTGGATGCCGACACCTCCGCAGCGAACGCCGCGCTCAACGCGCTGGCGGCCAAGTACGCCGGGCTCGTTGTCGGTGGCGGGCCGAGCGGAAAGAAGATCTTCTCCGCCTACGCTACCGGCGGTCTGGTTGGGGGCGTAGGCGGCCCGACGTCCGACTCGAATTTGATCGCCGCCTCCAAGGGCGAGTACATGGTCCGGGCGTCGGTCGTGTCGCGTCCCGGCGTGAAGGCGGCGCTGGACAGCTTGAACTTCGGCCGGGGCAGCGCGACCACGGTCGTTCCGCAGTTCGGCGGTGGGAGCGGCGGCGGAGGCGGCTTTGGCGGGGGCGGTTCCACGTTGAGCAGGGTTCAGGTGGAGATGTTGTTTACCGGCGCTGAGGACTATTGGCTGCGGGCCATTCGCCAGTCCATCCGCCTGCGCGGTGGCAACGTCCAGAAGGTGCTGGGGTCATGACCTTCCCGCAGTCATTCCTGGACACCCGCATCGAGTTGCTACTGGCCGGGGTCTGGACCGACGTCACCACCTATGTCAAGCCCACCGACCCGGTCCAGATCACGCGCGGCCACCCCGACGAGGCCAACGGCATCAACCCCACCGTCTGCTCGCTGACGCTGAACAACCGCAGCGGCAGGTTCTCTCCACGCAACCCCCTCGGCCCCTACTTTGGCAACCTCGGCCGCAACACGCAGATGCGGCTATCGGTGCCCGAGAATGGGACCTACCTGCGGATGGAGGGCGACAACGTCAGCTACGCCTCGTGTCCGGATGCGGTAGCGCAGCACATATCCGGGGACATTGAGATCCAGGTTGATATGCAGCTGACGGACAGCAGCACGGCTCTGCTTGCGTCGAAGGATTCCGCGGCCGGTGGACACTCGTGGTATCTGCGAGTCCAGGACGACGGAACGCTGCGGTTGTTCTGGTGGGCATCCAGTGGCGGCGGCGGCGGAATCGGCGCGACTTCAACGGCGTCGATTCCGTTGGGCCGCATTGCCGTGAAGGTGACACTGGCTGTTGCCACCGGCACCGTTACGTTCTATACCGCGCCTACCATCGCTGGACCGTGGACCCAACTCGGGTCGCCGGTGGTTGTTGGAGCGACAACGATCTACTCGACCGTCACCGCTGCGTTGACCGTCGGTGCCAACGCGGACCTGGTCAACTCGTTTGTATTCAACGCAACCCTGATTAAGGGTGCGGTTGGCAAGTTCTATGCTTTTAAGCTGCTATCCGGCATTGGCGGTACCGTCGTTGCCTCGCCGACCTTCACCACACAGGCGGCCGGAACTACCAGCTTCGCCGACGCGCAGGCCAACACCTGGACGCTGTCCGGCACCGCTGAGATCTCCGACCGCAAGTACCGCGCTCACGTTGAGGTTCCCGCGTGGCCGCCGCGCTGGGAGGCCTCCGGCGCCGACGTGTATGCGCCGATCCAGGGTTCGGGCCGCTGGCGAAGGCTTACCGCGGGCACGCCGCCGACCTATTCGGCGCTGTACCGCGCCTTCGTGCGCCTGACGGGCACCACGGCGCCGGTGGCGTACTGGCCATGCGAAGACGGCGGTAACGCCACGTTGCTGGCCTCTGGGCTTCCGGGAGCCCCGGCGATGACGTTCACCGGCACGCCGAGCCTTTCAGCTGACTCCTCGTTCCTGTGCTCCGCGCCGCTGCCAACGCTAGGCAACAGCGCGTGGACAGGGATCGTGCCGTCCTATACCGCACCGGCCGCCGCTGCGAACGTGATGCGCTTCCTGATGAAGATTCCGTCTTCATCGGTGCCCGCCGACGGCACGGTCATGGCGTCTCTGTTCACCTACGGCACGGTCGTCCGGACGGACCTGATCTTCCGCTCCGGCGGCATGCAGCTGAAGGGATACGGCTCGTCCAACCTGAATATCTTCGACAGCGGCGTCATTGCCTTCTCCCTTCTCGACCAGCAGCTGAGCTACTCGATAGAGCTCCAGACCAGCGGCGGCAACGTTCAGTGGACGATGGTTACGGTCGCGCCCGGCGCCAGCAGCGGCTCTGCCTCTTCCGGAACCGTCGCAGGGACGATCGGCAATGCCTACCAGGCCGTCATCGCCCCTGGCGGCGGGATGTCCGGTGTGGTCGCCGGCCACGTGAGCGTGCAGCCGGCTTGGGACAGCCTGTTCAACCTCGGCGCCCCGCTGAATGCCTGGTCTGGCGAGAAGGCCGGTATCCGGTTCGCGCGACTGTGCGCCGAGGAGGGCATTCCCTGCCGTATCTATGGAGCGCCCGCTGACACGGTTGCGATGGGTGCGCAGGTGTTGAAGGACATCCCGTCCCTATTGCAGGAGTGCGAGGACGCGGACAAGGGCCTGATCTACGAGCCGCGCCAGGCGTTCGGGCTCGGGTACCGCACCCGCGCGTCGATGTTCAACCAGGCCCCGGCCGTCGCCCTGTCCTACTCGGCCGCGCAGCTTGCCGAGCCGATGGAGCCGACCGACGACGACCGGCTCATTGCCAACGACGTGACGGTGACCCGCTCGTCCGGCGGATCCTCAGCGCGCCAATCCCTGACCAGCGGAGCACTGTCGACGCAGGCGCCACCGAACGGTGTCGGTCCCTACCAGCAGACCCCGACAGTGAACCTGGCCACCGATTCTCAGCTGGCTGATCAGGCCGGCTGGCTGGTCTGGCTCGGCACCGTGGACGACCTGCGGTATCCGGTACTGTCGGCGAACCTGGCCAGCCCCAAGGCGGCGAACGTCTACTACCAGCTTCAGGACCTGGACATCGGCGACCGGATCGTTGTCGGCAGTACGCCGTCGTGGCTGCCGCCGGACGGCATCAGCCAGATTGTCCAGGGCCAGACGGAACAGTGCTATGACCTGATCTTCACCGAGCAGTGGTCCTGCGCGCCGGAGCTGCCGTATCGCGTCGGGATCCTGGATGACCCGGTCCTCGGCCACGCCGACACGGACGGCTCGACAGTCCATGCCGGGATCAGCGCCACCGCGACATCGATGCAGGTGGACACGACCGGCGCGAGCTCGCCGCTGTGGACGACGAGCGGCGGCGACTTCCCGTTCGATATCGCGGTCGGCGGCGAGCGGATGACGGTCACCAACATCACCGGCGCGTCGTCGCCGCAGACGTTCACGGTGACCCGGTCGGTGAACGGCGTCGTCAAGGCGCAGACGGCCGGCACCGACGTTCGGCTGTGGCAGCCCATGATCTTGAGCATGTGATGGGGGACTGATATGGCGTTGCCTTTCGCCGCCGGTAGCCGGGTGTTCGCATCCGACCTGAACACGGCGACACAGCAGGGCGCGTGGACCGCGTACACGGTGACGTGGACATCCAGCGGCACCGCTCCCGCGAAGGGCAGCGGCGGCACGCTGATCGGCTACTACTCGAAGGTCGGCCGCAACGTCACCGTCAAAATCATGTTCAACTCCGGCACGGGCACGACGTTCGGCACCGGCTACTACTCCTGGTCGCTGCCGTTCGCCGCCGCCACAACCGGCGTTCCGACCAACCAGATTGCGCACTGCGGAGAGCTGGTGGCCTCGTCGGCCGGGTCGGCCGCCTTCTACGTTTGCGCGGCGTTCATCAGCCAGGGCACCCCGAGCACCGTAAACGGCTTGGTCAATACGTCCGGCACTTTCTTCGGCGCGACGAACCCGATCACATTCACCGGCAACGGCGTCCAGTTCTGCATCACCATGACCTACGAATCGGTGTCCTGAGGTGGCCCCATGACGACCGTCACCGGCAAGCTGACCACGCCAGGCGGCACGCTGCCCTCGAACGCCGCCGTGACCGCCGTCCTCGTCGACTACTTCAACAACCCCGTCGTCGGCTTCGACACCACCGGCCAGGCCGAGATCCTGAGCACCCTGCTGATCCCGGTGAACTCCGATGGCACCTGGACCGCGCAATTCACACCGAACGCGCAGATCCAGCTGGCCGGCGGCGCGGCCCAGACCGCGTGGCGCATCACTGAGATCGGCGCCGGTGCGGACGGCACCTACTGGATCGTCGTCCCGTCCGGCGGCCCGTTCTGGGTCGGCACGCTGCGGACCACGCTCATTGGCGGCACGGCCCCGCAGGTCCCGGTGAACCTGGCTGTGGCCGGCGCGCTGAGCGTCGGAGGCGCGTTCACCCTCGACGGGATCGCGGTCGCCGCCCCGCCGAGCATCACCACCGAGTTCTTGTCCGGTGACGGCACCTGGCGCACACCCGGCGGCGGCCCGCCGTCCGGTGCAGCCGGTGGCGACCTAACCGGCTCGACGTACCCGAACCCGTTGCTGGCCTCGACGGCGAACGTCAACGGCATCATCCGCGCGAACCGCCTCGACCAGTTCGCCGCGCCTACCGCGGCAGTTGCCATGGGCGGCCAGAAGCTGACCGGCCTGGCGAACGGCGTCGCGTCCACGGATGCCGCCACCGTCGGGCAGTTGCCTTCTGTACCGGCCACGCCCGCCGACCAGCATGCCGCAAAGCTCAGCCTGGTCGCCGAGCCATTTCCCGTGGAGGCGGTCAGCGACGTCGGCCTGGGGCTGACGGCCGGTTTCCTCATCATGGCGCTGATCCGGCCGGGCGCCAGGACCATCACGAACCTGGGCCTGTAGCTCGGCACCGCAGGTGTCACGCCGTCAGGCGTCAGCAGCATGGCCTTGTTCTCCGAGGCTGGCGTGCAGCTCGCTGTCACCGGTGACATGTCCGCGGCTCTGTCGAACGGCGCCAACAGCGGCACCTACGTGGAGGCCGCGCTCGGTACGCCGTACACCGCGGCCGACGCGACCAGCTACTACGTCGGTGTGCTGTGCCAGATGTCCGGCGGTGACCCCAAGATCGGCGGCACGTTCTTCGGCTCCGGCCTGCACATTCCCACGATCAAGGGCCACCGAGCGGCGATCACCGTTGGCGGCCTGTCCTCGATGCCGTCCAGCTTTACCGTCGGCACCGCCAACTCGGCCGGGGCCGCGTACTGGCTGGTGGCATCGTGACCATTCCCAAGGAGCCTGCATGACCATCTTCGGACCCGACATTTCGTCGTACCAGAGAGGGCTCAATCTGGCCTCCCTGGCGAATGCCTCGTTCGTCATCGCCAAGACGACCGAGGGCACCTACTACACCGACCCCGACTACGACGGATGGCGCCTTCAGTCCGCGGCGCTGCACAAGCCGTTCATCTGGTACCACTTCCTGTCCGGCGAGATGGCCTCGGCCCAAGCCGCGCACACCGCGGCGAAGGTCGGCGACAAGAGCCTGCCCGGCATGCTCGACTTCGAGCCGACGCCGACGTTCCGGCCGACGCTGGCCCAGGCGATCGCCTACGTCGACGCCGCACACGCGGCCGGGCTGAACCTGCGCCTGGTCTACCTGCCGCGCTGGTACTGGCAGCAGATCGGTTCCCCGGACCTCGGGGCACTCCGGGACCGCGGGCTTCAGCTGGTGTCCTCGGCGTACCCGGGCGGCTCCGGTTCGGCGCCGGCCATCTACCCGGGCGACAAGGCAACCGGCTGGGGGCCCTACGGCGGCATGACGCCGCTGCTCTACCAGTTCACGGACAAGGCGTCCGACGGCGGACAGCCCTTGGACTACAACGCGTTCCAGGGCGACGTCGCAGCCTTCGAAGCTGCTCTCGCCATCCCGCAGGCGCCACAGGTGCCGACACCGACCACGAACCCCGCCGACCCGGAGGATGATATGCCCGCATTCGCAACAGGACCGATCCCCACGGGCGACGGCGCCAAGACCGTGATCGGTCTGCCGCCCGCCAACGCCGGTACCGCTGGCTGGGGCAACGTGTGGTTCACCCTCGCCTGCGACTGGGCGGCCGATGGCGTCGCCGCACACGTTCGGGTCGCGGCCTGGGTTCACGGCGAGGGCTGGTCCCACATCGTCGAGAACTTCGCCGTCCCGCAGTACGGCGACCGCGTCAACCCGTTCGGCGGCCCGCTGCCGACCGGGGTCCAGAAGGTCAGCGTGGAGCGGCTGGACAGCCCGGACGCGCCGCTGGCCTACCTGATCGAGGCGGCCCACCGGTGAGCGCCCTGAGCAAGCGCGCCGCCGAGGTCGAGGCCGAACTCGGCGCGGCGTGGACGCGCTACCACGTCGGTGCGCAGGCCGCGCGCTTCCTCGGCGGCGTCCTGGTGACGCTGCTGCTGAGCCTGCACAACGGGTTCACCGACTGGACGGACCTGCTGCCGCTGGCGGCAGCCGCCGCGTGGACCACCGCCGCGCAGATGTGGCCTCAGGTGCCGTGGTCGCTACTGAAGGACCACCTCGGCACCCCGGCCCGGCCCGCACCTTCGGCGCCCGCGCAGCCGCCCGTCCCGCCCGCGCCGGGTGGTGTCGGTGGCTGATGCTTCCTCCTGGCTGCTCGGCTCGCACGGTCGGCACCGGTCGACCCGGACGCTAGGCGCGGTGAGGAAGATGAAGCACCTTGCCGCGCTCCCTCGCTCGCTGCGCTTCTTCGCCGAACCGTTCGAGATCTGGATCGCGCTGGCCTGCGTGCTGACGGGCATCCCAGCGACGATCGGTACAACACGCCCGCAGTCACTGGCCCGGGCGCTCCACGGCTACTCGTGGCTGCTGCATGCCTGGGGCGTTCTGCTGTGCCTGGGCGCGGTTGCGACGCTGGTCGCCCGCTGGCGCATCGGCCGGCCCCAGACTGAGCTCGGCGACCGCTCGGCCCGCGCCCTGGAGGTGGTGGGGCTGGTGATGCTGGCGACTACGACCACGGTTTACGCGGTTGCGATCGTAGCCGTCGGGGCCCCGGGCCTGGCTGCCGGATCGATCACCGCCTCGGCCGCCGCCGCCTGCGCGATGCGGGCATGGATCGTCTCGCGCGAGCTCGCCCGCGAACGCCTGGCCGCCGATGTCTAACCTGCTCCCGATCATCATGTCCGTGCTCGGCGGCGGCACCGTCACCGGCACGGTCACGGCCGGGAGATGGTTGATGGACGAGCGGGCGCGACGCCACGCGGAGAAGTCCGCGACGGTGCGGGCGCCGCTGATCCAAAGGTCCCTGGAGCTGCGCGTCGCAGCACAGGCTGATGAGATCCTGCAAGAGACGATCACGACCCTGCGTCAGAACTACGCGGAGCTCAAGGCCGAGTTCACTCAGTACCGCAAGGATGTTGAAGCGCAGCGGCAGCGTGACCTCAAGGACCACCAGCGACAGCGCACGCTCGACCACGAAGAGATGGACCGCCTCCACCAGGAGATCACCGACGCGAACGCAACCATCACGCAGCTGCGTTTCGCGCTCCAGAGTTCCCAGACCGGCGGCCCCGGGCCGTAGCTGTCGGCACCGTCACGAAACCGCAGCCCGCAATGAGGTAAGGGAGTTCACCATGTTCGGATTCGTCGCAGCCGTGCTGTTCGCGGTCGCCTTCATCATCTCCGGCGCCGGGGTGGCGGTCACCAGCGCGTGGTTCGCGCCGCTGACGCTGGTCTGCGCAGGGCTCGCATGCCTGGCGCTGCACGTGTCCGGCGTCGGTGCGGGCTGGACGGTACGCAGGCCGTAGCCCTGTACAGATCTCGCCCCGCCTTCCCAATGGGAGGGCGGGGCGCTTTCGTCATGTCCGGCGGTCGGGCTGCTGTCCCTGCAGCCGCCGACGTTCGGCTTCGACTTGCCGCGCGCGTTCGGCTTCGACGGCCGCCTCGACTTCGAGCTGCCGCTTTGCCTGGACCTCGGGCGTCGGCTTCATGACGGCCACGATGAGGACGCCGAGCGGCCCGAGCAGCAGGCCGAGGATGATGCCGAGCCCGGTGAACCCCTTCGACCCGCCGATGATCATCCCCAGGAACAGACAGATCACGTCAACGGCAACGTATACAGCCATGCTTCCCCCTCGCCCGATTCAGTGCGCTGAGAGTACGCCCGGCCGACGCCTGATCGGTAGAGGGTGGGCGTTGCCGAGCGCCTAGTCGCGCGGCTGGGTCAGTTCCGCGAGCACGTCGCCGAAGCCCGGCACAGCCTTGGCGGCCCGGTAGATGGCCTGGTGCGTGACATCGACCTCGCGAGCCGTCTCAACGACGTTCCCGGTCCGCTTCAGTGAGGTCAGGATCTTACGGCGCACCTTCGGTCCCATCGGACCGCCCTCGCCGTAGACCCGCTCCCACTTCCACGCCCGCGACACCTCGGCGTGGTCCTCACGGCATACCGCGCAGCGGCACCCGGCGCGGTATCGCGAGTCGCCGTGATCGGTGCTGATACTCCCCTTTGGCGGCATGGCCGCGCACCTCCTATGATCAGGTGTGTCGGCTCTGCGGTCCGTCTCGACAACGTGTCTCGCAGAGCCGACGCTTGTATTGCGGTCAGTAGTCGCCCTTGAGGCTGCTGATGTATGCCGAGGCCTGCTCCTTGGTCAGCTTCTCGATCGCGGCACGCTCGGTCGGGCCGTCGATGATGAAGCCGGGGTCGGGGAACGCCCGGAACTCGCGCTCGGCCAGCAGCGTCAGGATGAAGTCCACCTGGCGCGGGGTGGCGTACTTGGCGCGTTCGGCGGCCTCGGCGGCGGCCTGCTTCTCGGCAGCCGCCTGAGCCTCGGCCTCGGCCTTGCGCTCGGCGGCCAGGGCAGCGCGGCGCGGACGGTCGGCAACGTCCTCCAACACCAACGTGATCACGCGCTGAATGTCGGCGCTGTCGGTAATGCGGCGGCCGTTGCGCCGGACCAGGTACCGCCAGCCCAGGCGCCCGATCTGCTCGTAGGTCAGGCTGTAGTCGTCGGGGATGGCAGCGAGGCCGGTTGCAATGTCCTCGGCGATCTGGCGGTCCCGGTACTCGTGGCCCGTGACCGGAACACCGTTGTGGGTGACCCGCCAGGCCGACCGCTCGCTCCCGAACTCGGTCACGGTGTGCTCGATCACCGCGTATTCGGTGCTGCTGAAGCTGGCGGCCTCGATCAGCGCGTCGATCTCGGCAACACGCGTGACGAGCTGCTGCCGCTCGGCCTGAAGGGTGGAGATGTCCTGCATGGTGTCCTCCTGTGGAGTCCGTCTCGACACCATTAACTCTACTCAAGCGGAGAGAATGCGCAAGCGGTTCGGCAAAACACGAGCCTGAGGTGCGCAAACGATGATGCCCGGCCGGTGCCGCAGTCGGGCGTCGGGGCATTACCCCGCTGGCGGCCTCGGCGGGTGTGACCGCCAGCGGGAGTCTCTACCGCAGCGTGCTGAACTTGGCGTCGGCGAGCAGCCCGACGAGCCGCACCGCGGCCCGCACGTCCTCCTCGGCGGCGTTCAGGATCAGCGGGATCTTCTCGTGCGGCATGGCCAGGATCGCGGCGAGACTGTCGTAGCCGGCCTCCGCGAGCGCGTCGATGGTCGGTTTGGTCACGCCGCGCTGGATCAGCACGGCGGTTTCGTGTGGGGTCATGGTCCTGCTTCCGTAGGATGAACCTACGGCCGGAGCGGGCCCGGCGAATTCGGTGCGCCGGGCCCGCTCGGCCGTCAGGCCAGGCAGTACACGGGGGTGTCGAGCTCGCCGATGAGCCAGCCCGTGGTGGCGCCGTCGCCCTCGAGACGCAGCAGCACGAACGGGTGCGCGAGGGTCGTCTGGCCGAACTGGTCGCGCAGCTCCTTGAAGTCGTTCAGGTGCTTGAGCTGCGCGTCGACGACGGTCAGGAAGCTGCCGCCGCAGAAGGCGCGCATGCCGTCCTCGACTTCGAAGGCGTCGTACTCGCGCACGGGCTCGCCTTCGGCGGCGGCGCAGGCCGCTTTGTAGACGCGCTGGTTGCGGGGCCTGGGGTTGATCGGGCACGCGGCCCTGGGAAGTTCGCTGGGGACAAGCCCCGGCGGTTGGGCGGCTCGGGGGATGCTCTCGTCGCCCACTGGGCCCGCTGGGGCCGTGGTGGTGGCGAGAGACCTTCCCCACGTGGCGTTTGCCATCGTGGTCCTCTCGGGTCTTGTTCAGTTGATCGCCCGCTGATACGGGCAGGCTACCCACGGTATGCCCACCAGGGCCCTGATGGAAGCACCCAGCGTAGTGTCCCGGGCGCGCGGGGAGGATACGCGCCCCGGACCACCGAAGCCCCGGGCGGCAGTGGCCACGGGGCTTCGACTCGTTCCGGGCCGCCGACGGTCTTCGGGCCTCCCGAGATAAGGAGGCTTGCGGGTGGCGGACGACGGACCCGGAGACACCACTCGCGCATCGGAACGTGCAATAAGCGTACCGCGTGCCTCCGACAGCCGTCAGCCCTCGACGACGCTGTAGATGTGGTTCTCGCCGAGCGCCACCCACGTCTCGCCGTCGCGCACCTCGCGCCACGCTTGGCCGATCGGGCCGGCCTTGTCCTCCCGGCCCTGGGCAACGCGGTCCCGGCCGAGGCGGTCGAGCTCGTCGAGGATCTCGGCCTGGGTGCCCTCTGTGACTCTGTAGTGCCTCATGGGGACAGGGTAGGGCGGCAACTTCGGCGACGACAGAAGACTGTGTGCCTTTCGCATCCACTTCGTGGTGTGAAGCTCTAACATGCACACATGTCGAGTACTGACAAAGGCCCCACCCGAGCCGCACTGTACTGCCGGATGTCCGTCGCCGACATGGGCGACCTGGAGAAGGTCGAGCGCCAGGAAGAGGACTGCCGGGCCGTCTGCGACCGCATGGGCTGGATCCCCGTCGAGACGTTCGTCGACAATAACAAGAGCGCGTGGAAGCGCAACCGGAAACGGAAGCGGTGGGACGCGATGCTTGAGGGCATCCGCGAGGGCCGGTTCGATGCGATCGTGGTCTACCACGGCGACCGCCTGATTCGGCAGCCGCACGACCTGGAGAAGCTGCTGAGCCTGGCCGACGGCAGCGGGATCCGCCTGGCCTCGCCAACCGGGACCCGGGACCTGGACAGCCCCGACGACCGGTTTATCCTGCGCATCGAGGCCGCACAGGCGTGCCGTGAGTCCGACAACACCTCGCGCCGGGTGCGCCGCGCAAAGGAGGCGCGCCGCGCCGAGGGCATCGCCACCCGGGGCGGTACCCGCGCGTTTGGCCGCAACGACGACGGCTCGATCTTCGAGGCTGAGGCCGAGGCGATCAGGGACGTGTTCGCGCGGCTGCTGTCCGGTGAGACCGTCACGTCGCTGTGGTCGGACTGGTGCACCGACGGCGTGCCGACGGTCAAGGGCGGCCGGTGGCTGTACGGCTCCTTCCGTCAGATGCTGGCCCGGCCCGATCTGGCCGGCCTGGTGGCGTACAAGGGCAAGCCGCTCGGTGTGGCGAAGAACCTGAAGCCGATCGTCGAGCGGGAGACGTGGGACGGCGTGCAGGCGCTGCTGGCGAAGTCCGGCGGTGAGCATCCGGGGCAGCCTCGGCCGCGCAAGCATCTGCTGTCGGGGATCGCGGTGTGCTCGGGGTGCGGGACCGGGATGTACCCGTCGGTGACCGTCTCGGGTGTGCAGCGGTACCGGTGCCTCGCCCCGGAGTGCCCGCGTCCGACGTCACGGAACATGCTGCTGCTGGACGAGTACGTGATCGCCTTCGTGTTGCGCAGGCTGGCCGACGGGCGGCTGTGGGCCCGTCTGGAGCGCCGCCGTGAAGCCGTCGCGGTCGGCAGCGAGGACACGGCGCGGGAGCTGGCCGGGCTGCGCGCCCGCCGGGAGAAGGTGGTCGAGGAGTTCGCCGACGACGACGACATGGACCCGGCGCTGCTGCGCAAGATGCTGGCCCGGCTGGATCAGCGCATCGAGGCTGTGCAGCTGCGCGCCGGCTCGCAGCGGGCGGTGAGCGTCCTGGACGGCCTGCGAGGCCTGTCCCGCGAGGGCTGGGACGAGCTGCCGCTGGATCGACGCCGGGCGGTCGTGCGGGAGTTGTGCACGGTGACGGTACGTCCGTCGGCGAAGGGCCCGCGGTTCGACGAGAAGTCGGTCGACGTCGAAGACGCGTAAGGCCGCCTGCGGTGCGGGATTTGGGCACCGGCGGCGGCCTGGGAAGTGGCAAGCAGCGAAGGGGATGTTAGGTGGCGACCCTCGCCGAGCTGCGGCGCCGAGCGCGGCAACAGGCCTTGATGTAGACCTGGTTGGCGTACTCGCGCGCCGCGGGATTGTCGACGATGACCGTGCTGTCGATGACGCAGTACTCTTCGCCGTCTTCTCCAGTGGCTGAGATGGCGGCAATGCCCTGTAAGTCTGTGTTGAAGACGTGCACCGGCGGTACGACCGGCAGCTCCATGTCCACTTGCGGATTCCTCCTGTATGAACTTCCCCGCGCCCTTGCGGCGAGCTTCTACATTCCTCCTGATGGGGGGGCTGCGCAAGGGGTCTAGCGTTGACGTATTCGAACCTGCGTTCGATCGTTGCTCGCGAGTTCCTCACGAATCCGTTTCAGTTCCCTGTGATGCCTCGGGATGCCTCTTTGCTACCTCAATGCCGTGGCGATGCAGCACCTCAAAGGCTGCGCGCTTCGCCTTGTCGATCTCTCGTAGCGGAGTATCGGGCGCGGCAGCAATGAAGGCCTCGTAGATCATGTCCTCGACAATCGCGACGAGCTTTCCAGGGGCGACCGTCTCGCGCCGGTACCGCGCTTCAAGGTCGTCGTCTGCATCCCCCGCCAGGTAGTCATCGAAGTATCCGCCGGGCCAGCCGAGAGCGGTTTCAACCTTCGGCCAGGTGCGCCCTCGCTTCAGGGCGAACTCGCCGCGCTCCATTCGGATAACCGTGTTGACGCCTACTTCTGCAAGGTCAGCAAACTCTTGCTGGTTTAGCCCCATCTCGTCGCGTCGTGCGCGGATGCGATTGCCAAGCTTCGCGCGAAGGTCCGAGCTGCCCTCGGTACTCATGGCATGTCTCCCTATTCGCTGAGTAACCCCACCGTCACTCATCCTCCGGGAGTTTGCCATAGATCACCAGTACCTACCACCAACGTGCGGCGTACTTGGCGGAAACTTGGCAATCAGTGGGAGCGCTTGGTAGTGCTGTGGGACCGTTCCGATCTTTATGGTTGTCCAATGGTAGATCCTGGGTGTACGTTTCACCCATGAACCTCCACGGACCAACCATCCGGGCCCGCCGGCTGGCGCTGGGGATGACCCTCAAGGACGTGAAGACCGCGACCGGCATCGACGACAGCAACCTGTCGAAGATCGAGCGCGGCCAGCTCCCGGGGGCCGCACACCACAAGGCCGTGGCGCTGGCGGACTGCCTCAAACTTCCCCTCGACAAGATCTCGCCTGAGTTCGAAGAGGCTCAGCGTCTGGCGGCGAAGTGACCCGCGCCGAGCGCCATCAGCGCGAGCTGGCCCGGGTGCGCGCCGCCGGTGCGGCCGTCGCCGACGCCATGCCGCCGCTGAGCGAGGAGCGCATCGAACGCCTCGCGTTCATCCTCGCGCCGACCGTCGCCAGCATCACGCAGCTCACCACCACCGCGCTTCAGCAGGCGGCATAGAAGAAGGCCCCGCATCCGTGGGAGCGGATCGGGGCCGTGGACCAGCAAGTCAGACCGTGAAGTCGAAGAAAGGCTGATCAGTGAGAACTGTAGCAAGACTCCTCCACCTCGACGACGGCGAGTTTCCCGCTCTCCGTGCCCAGATCGAGGCCCGGCCCATCCCCGCGCCGCCCGCTCTGCTGCCGCCGGGCTGGGGCCGCGCGATGCTCAACCACCTGAAGGCCGCCGACGCCCCGGCCCGCGACCCGTTCCG